TCAGGAAGAAACAAAGTCGTTTAACTGCTCGGCGGTACGCTGTGCTCTGCTCTGTCGAATGTGGGTGTACACATCCATAGTCAGTTCTACCTTGGAGTGCCCCAGTAGCTGGGCAGCGTCCTTGGCCGATAGATCGGCGTCAAAGCAGATGGTGGCAAAGGCGTGTCGTAATTGGTGCGGGGTGAGCGTCACGCCGGTAGCTTTTCGGTACGCCCGCCATTGGCTGTTGAATTGTGAGAGGGTAAGCGGCTGTCCGTTGCGGCTGAAGATATAACCGGATCCGGGTGGCAGTGCGTTTTTGAGCGGCGCCAATAATGGGATCGTGCGTATGCCGCTATCTGATTTTGTTCGATGGCAAATGGTAGGCTTGCCATACTCATAGACTACGACTTTGGATATGTGGATCAGGTTGGCTTCGCGGTCTATGTCCTCGTACCTTAGAGCCAGTGCTTCGCCACGCCGACAGCCAGTATAAAGTATAAGATAAGCGAACAATCCAAAGGACACATCTACGGATTGCTTGACTTTCTCTATATCCGCCTCGTTGGGCAGCGCACGCGGCGTTTTTGGAGCACCTTTTGGTATCTTGGTAACCGTTGTCGGGTTTGTACTTAAAATGCCTTGTAGAACGGCGTAGTCGAATATTTGAGCGGCTACGATCTTTCGCAGGGCAATGGTGTGCTTGGCATACCCCTTCTTGCCCATGTCGTTTAGAAAACGCTGCAATTCAAGAGTGGTAATATCCTTTATGAGCTGCTGCCCAAAAGCAGCTTGCAGGTCACGCAGGGGTGCCTGGTAGCAATCGTATGTATAATGCGCAACTTCCGCCTCGTGCGCTGCGTTCCATTGGTCAGAGATAGCGGAGAAGGTGGGGTTGATCAAGCGCTCTCTTACTTTTGTGGCGTCAGACAGTAACCGGGCTTGCTTTTGATCCAGTTCCTTTTTGCTGTGGCCGTAGACGGTTTGGCGCTTATAGCTGCCGTCCGGCTGGACCACATTCACCTTTCTTTGCATATATTTCTTCAAAATGTACCACTCCTTTGCGGGCAGCGCCGAAAAAGGGCGCAAAAATGCCCTGCTTGATTTATCGGCAGGGATGTGGTACAATATCCAATATTGGGTAGGTTATGTACTGCATATCCTGCTTATCGGCTCTATCCTGTTGGCGCAGGGTAGGGCTTTTTTTATTTTGTTGTGATTTACTCTAACTTCCCGGCCAACGCCTGGAATTGATGGAGATAGTTGTCTTTGATGTCCTCAAAGATCTTGGTGGCCTCTGCGTCATCGTACAGGTGCGTGGTCAGGTTGCGAGCGTTCAGGATCTCTACCCACACCAGGTCGTTATCCACAAGGCCGTCAGCAAAGGCTTGGCGCATAACCGGCTTGGGGCTGTTCACTTCCGTATAGCCCTGCTCCAGCAGATACTCACGGCAGGTTTTCCACGCCAGCTCGGTGCAGAATTCAAAGCGCTGGATCACACCGTCACGCACGGTGGAATTGGGCAGCTTGTCATAGTCGGCAATGGCCTCCTCCAGGCGCTGCACTGCGTCTTTGAATTTGTCCCGCTTTTCTTCATATTTGCTCATTAAGGATACACCGTCCTTTTCTATATTCTGAAGTAGCTTGGGGTCTGTGTCCGCTCGGACAAAGACCAGGTCAAAGTCCAACAGGGTAGGCAGATCTTCAATGGCCTGGGCAAGCTGCGCCTGCCGTCCTCGGTCGTCTATACCGTAGATAGCCAGGTCGATGTCGCTGCGCTGCCGGTTGTCACCACGTGCCCGGGAGCCGTAAAGCACCACCTTAGCCGCGCCGTACTGCCGGCCGATTTTTGCAATTTGTTTGTAGAGTTTGTCCATAGGGTTATACCTTGCCGCTTAATTCTTGAAGCACTTGGGGCATGGCTTGTAGCCAAGTCTTTTTGCGTCGTCTTTGGTGAACACACGGAACGATTTGGTTTCTGTAAAATTCTTACAGGAGTATTGATGATAATACTTTTCGTCGTTAGTGCAAACGATGTATCGCTTATAGAATGCCAGTTCAAGCACATTCTGATTGTTACTAGAAAACATGAACTCACGGTCTTTGATTTCCGAATCGTATTTTTCTTTCAAATCGTCATACTGTGTATTGACAGCGTTCAATGATCTTTGAACTGCATTCCTTTCCGATCTCAGTTGGCGGCACTCTGCATTTTTATATATGGCAAAGCCCGCAGCAATTGCCGCAATGATAAAGGCAACTACAGCCAGGCTGATAACTGCTTTCATTTGCCTGTCCAACTGCTGACGCTGCTTGGCACCCGGAACATTTACTATATTCACTTCCACATCGTTATCGTCAGAATAATTCATGCATTTTCCCTCTTTCTTTTTTCATTATGATTTTATTGTTCGATCTCGCGGACAAGCAGGCGAGGAATGCCAAGAACATGGCATTGCTCCAGGTCCTCGTTTCGGATAGTCTTAGGGGTGTACTCCGGGTTGATAGGAATAAGCTTCACCCAGTCTTCACCGTCCACATATTCTATCTTCTTCAATGTAGCCATATCGCCGTCATAGATGATGGCGCCGATCTCACCGGAGCGGTTCATGGTGCTCTGCTTCAGGATCAGCACCTTGTCGCCGTCCATATACTGCGGGTACATACTGTCACCCTTAACAGAGAGTACAAAGAAGTCATCCCGGCTGCGGCCATGCAGATAAGACTTAGGGATCTCCACCGTCTCGCCGCTCCAGTCCTCGTACGCAGGGTAGTCATACCCGGCGGCAATCTCACCAATTACCGGGAATATCACAGTATCTTCTGTCACTTCCGGGGCACTAAATTTTGTTTCCCAACCCATTAAATAATCGGGAGTTGTATTCAGCGCATTGGCGATTGCTTCAATCTTGCTTGATGGAATATTAGTAATAATACCGTTTTCGTATTTATGTATTGTTTGTTTTGTAGTGTGAATGCGAGCTGCCAATTCGTCTTGCGTTAGATTTTTGTCCAGCCGCATTTCTTTTATTCTTTGACCAATAGTCATTTATGGCACCTCCTTTTTCTAAATTATACAACGCACAGAGTAACCTGTCAAGAAATATTTTTCAAGAAAATTGCAAGAAATAACTTGACAAGTTACATTCACGGTGGTACAATGAGAGTAACCTGATAAGTTACGGAGGTGATAACATGCTGAACAGGGCGCTATTCAAAGCAGAATTGGTCAAGAACGGATACACATTTAAGTCGATGGCAAATGAGATCGGTATTTCAGAGCGGACATTTTCCACGAGGGTAAAAACCGGTGACTTCGGCTCTTCTGAGATTGACATTATGGTCGATCGTCTTCACATCAAGGACCCGAGACCTGTTTTTTTTGCTCAATTAGTAACCTGACAAGTTACTATTGGCCAGCCTTTAGATAAGCAGCAGGCAGTTAAAGCGAGGTGAATAAAAGTGATTGTTGTATTGGTTCTTATTTCCACTGTTGCGATGATCAGTGCACTGATGGCGCATTGGAGGCTAAGAGCGGTTCTGTACTATTTGACTGATAAGAACATCCAATTCACCGAAGTGGATATGGAGAAGTGCCTGCGCCAGGTGCTGGAACACCAATTCAAACGGTAGGTGGATTAAGCAACATTGATGATAAGACACTGGTTGCGACGGATGAGAGAACATTCAGAGAAGCAGAGGCAAATTTGGAAGCAATTTTCTTTGTTTTTCTCCATATATTGTCATCTCGGATGTTATCCAGCAGATCGTGACCTGGCATGAGGATGGATTCCACAAAATATGTTGGTGTGGTGCATAGATCTGCAACCGAGACGGCCTTTATGTATCCGGCCTCTGACAGCAAGCTGATTGTATACAAGATTTCTTCAGAAGTGTATGGGCCTATTTGAATTGTAGAGGCGTCTAAGTGGTCGTTGTAACCGAGATGTTCTTCAAGGTAGATCAGTACCTCTCTTACACAGTCTTTGTTTAATTTCATCTGATTTCGTCCTTTCGTCATAATAACATCATTATAGCAACGATTCACAACCAATGCCAGTCTTTTGGGCGGCGGCAGAACTAAGCAGGCAGCGGGACTTTTTCATTTCTTCTCTTTCTTCTTTTCTTTTTTGTCAAATTACCCCCTATGTTCCTGCTTCCGGTGCCCACCCACCCAACATCACATTTATCGCCAACGGCACTTCTGCCGTGCAGCGGGCAGCTTGCGGCTCTGCCGCTTGCCCAAAGGGCTGGCAAATAAAAAGGACCGACTGCTGGCACAGTCGGTCAAAGGAGTTGATAGTCAAAAGGCATACACACATATCAACACCTATAGTATAGGCGTTGAGAGAGAAAAAGTCAAGGCATACGGACAATCCGGCCTTGCGTAACTTTAATTGAGGTGAACGAAATGAAGAAAGAACTGACCACCGTGATCATGGTTATGGTGGACGGCAAGGTTAAGCCCTTGGAGGACTTGACGGAAGAAGAACACAGCCGCATGCTGGCGGCGATGGCGCACCGGCTCACAGAGAGCATGAGCGACTACTACGCCCAGCACCCGGATGAGGTAAAGGAGTTGGCAAAGATATGAGAGAAAAAGAAGGGTTCCGGGACAACCTGGAACGAATTGACGCGGCGTTCCCCGGGCGGGAAATGCTGAATGTCAGCGAGGTGTCCCGCTTTACCGGCTTGGACCGTGGCAAAGTGGGTGCTGACTGGCAGGAACACTTTTGCCGTGTGGGAAGAAGTAAGTACATGAGCAAGGTGACCCTTGCCCGGCTGCTGAGTTAGGAGGACGGTATGACGAAACGAGAAAAGGCAGGGATAGTGCTGGTGATCACCGGCTTTCTGCTGGTGATGTTGGGCTGCTGCTTGGTGGCGGACAACCTCTATTGGTGGGTGTCCGTTGTGATCAGCGGCACCGGATGTGCGCTAATAGCTCTGGCGGTGTTCGTGCTGCCCAAGGACGAGGACGAGCCCCGGCAGGACAAGCAGCTGATGGTTGAAGATGATAAGGATAGAGTGGTGCTGCTGGCACCGCTGACAGATTTTGATGTGGCGTATCTACGCGCCTTAAAACTGGGAAAGGACAATAACAATGAGTAATGAATATATGGATTTGGTGATCATGACCAACGGCAAGGTGTGCCGTGCTCCTGGGTTCAGCGAAATACGGTCCGGTTACAGAGTGGCCGTGCAGGGCTGTACATACGATGTGTTGGAGGCTGTGTCTGTACCTGTGAGCGAGGCTCTGCTGACGCTGCCTAAGGCGTATGGGTTCGTTCGCCCGCTGGAGTATGACGAGGACAAGCAGGAGGAGAATGCCGATGTATGACAAAGAGGCGGGCGTGATCGCCTGTGACAGCTGCGACATTGCCATTGAGGGTTATGGGTTCTCCATCGGTGCGGGCAACGATGAGCCCAGCGGTAGCTACTGCTGGGAATGTGCTTGCGAGAAGCTGGAGCAGCTGCTGGACGAGAGCAACAAGGAAGCGACCATTGTGCGGCGCAGCGAAAACTGGCTTCGCAGCTGCTACGACCTGGGGGTGATCTGATGACCAGCGCAGAGATGGACAAGTTTGTGCAGGACTACGGCTTTTGCCCCCAAGACTGCGACCCGGAGGAGCGGGCAGAGGCCCGCATTGTACTGAATATAGACAAAGGAGAACGATATGGCGACACTGTATGAACTGACCGGCCAGGCAGCCCAGCTGATGGAGCTGCTTGAAGCCGGAGAGATTGATGAACAGACGGTCCAGGACACATTGGACAGCATGATGGTGCCGGAGAAGCTGGAGGACTACGGTATGGTGATCCGGCAGCTGACGGCGGATGTGGAGGACTACAAGCGAGAAAAGGACTTCTTCGCTGAAAAACAGAGGCGGGCGGACAACGCCATTAAGCGGATGAAAAAGACACTGGCACAGTACCTGGCTGCAACCCAGCAGGATAAGGTGCAGGCCGGACGATTCGTGCTGACCAGTACATCGAGCAAGTCGGTGGATGTGTTCAATATGGCAGCGGTGCCGGCAGAATACATGCGGCCCCAGCCGCCCAAGGTGGACAAGGTGTCAATCCGAAATGCTCTGTTGGCAGGGGAGACGGTAGCCGGTGCGGCGTTGATTGAGACCCCCGGCTGCGTGATCAAGTGAGGTGAATGGAATGGAGAACATGAAGATATATGATGCGGTGCGCAAGGTTCCGGACAGCGCCAAGAAGAACATTAGAGGTGGCCGCTTAAAGGGCATGACTGATATTAACCCAATGTGGCGTATTAAGGCACTGACGGAGCAGTTTGGCCCTTGTGGTATCGGTTGGAAGGTGGAAGTCAGCCGCACATGGCAAGATCTGGGCGCGGACGGCGTGGTGACTGTGTATGTGCAACTGCTACTCTATGTGAAGTACAACGATGCATGGAGCGCCCCTATTCCGGGTATTGGCGGTTCCTCGTTGGTGGCCAAGGAGGGTAGCGGCCTGTACACCTCCGATGAGTGCTACAAGATGGCTTATACGGACGCTCTGTCTGTGTGCTGCAAGATGTTAGGGTTCGGTGCAGATGTGTACTGGGCAGCTGATCGGACAAAGTACCAGCAGGTGCAGCCTCAGGACGCGAAGAAAGAACAAGCACGGCGGCAGGCAGCGGAGAAGATCAGCCCGGACCAGGTGGTTATTCTGAAAGAAAATGCAGAGAATGAGCGGGTCAAAAAGGCCTTGGCCTATTACAAGGTGAGCCGTATTGAAGATCTGACCCGGCACCAAGCTGATCAAATCTTCATGAAGCTGGGCCTATAAGATGAAAATTGAATTCAAAAAAGCTGACCTGGTTCCCACTATGGCCAAGGTGGGGGCGTTCATTGAGTCCCTGGTTGATAAGGAAGAGTATGTGCTGGAGATCAAGCCAAGGGTTAAGCACCGCAGCTTAGACGCCAATAGGTACATGTGGGCATTGATCGGCAAGCTGCAAGCGGAGTTGGCCAAGAACGATCCGCATATCACCAAGGACGAGATATACCAGGGCTATGTGCGGCAGTATGGCAAGTCTGTGGACTACCAACTGCCGGACAGTGCCGTGAATGCCATGACGAAATCATGGGGGAGGAACGGCCTGGGATGGACAGCGGAGAAGGTGGACGATGGTATCTACCCGCGCACCTCGTTGGTGCGCTTCTACTACGGCACCAGTTGCTACGGAACGAAGCGCATGGCTCGGCTGATAGATGCCGTGGTGCAGGACTGCAAAGCACTGGGCATTGAGACTATGCCGTCGGCGGAGCTGGCGCAGCTGATGTCTGCTTGGGAGGAACGGAAACAGTGAAGAAGAGCATTATTCAGCCGGAAGAGCAGCGGCAGTGCTACCTGTGCGGCTCTGTGCGGGCCCTGGAGCGACACCATGTATTCGGGGCATATAACAGACGAAAAAGCGAGAAATACGGCTTGACGGTGCTCCTGTGCCATAATTGCCACAACGAGCCGCCGAGAGGTGCACACCACTGCAAGCAGACGATGGATTATTTACATCGGGTGGGGCAGCAGGCATTTGAAGCTGCCTACCCGGACAAGGACTTTATATCTATTTTTGGGAGGAATTATCTATGATTAACAGTGTTGTAATTATGGGTCGACTGACCTACGAACCGGAGCTGAGAGCCACGCCCAGCGGCGTCTCCGTTGTGCGGTTCCAGGTGGCTGTGGACCGCAACTATCAGAAGGCAGGCGAGGATCGCAAGACGGACTTTATCGACTGCACCGCCTGGCGGCAGACGGCAGAATTTGTGTGCAAATACTTCCATAAAGGCTCCATGATCGCCGTGGAGGGCTCTTTGCAGACAGACAACTATACGGACCAGAACGGCGAGAAACGCAAGAGCGTGCAGCTGGTGGCCAGCCAGGTGTCCTTCTGCGGCTCAAAGGCAGAGAGTGGCGCGCAGACTGCAGCACCCGCACCGGACGCAGAGTTTGAGCCGATTGATGATGACGACCTGCCGTTTTAAGGAGTAGATATGAGCAATCAGGGTTGGGTGAAAGCCTACCGGCAACTGCTGGATTGGGAGTGGTACACCGATGTACCCACATTCAAACTGTTCTTGCATTTATTGCTTATCGTCAACAGGGAGCCGCAGCAATGGCGAGGCCAAACGCTGAGCAGCGGCTCCGTGGTAACCTCCATCAGCGCTTTAGCAAGCGGTAGCGGGCTGTCAGATATGCAAGTGAGAACGGCGCTGAAACACTTGCAAAAAACTGGCGAGATTTCCAAGAATGTAACAAACAAAAATACCGTTATTATCCTGCGTAACTACGCCAAATATCAAGGGTCAGCAGACGATAGGCAACAAGCAGATAACAATCAAATAACAAACAAACAACAAACAGATAACAATCAAATAACAAGCGCTTTCTATAAACAAGAATGCAAGAATGAAAGAATAGAGAAGGGGAGAGAGCGCGCGAGCGCGTGCACGCCCGCAAAATTATATGGCGAGTTTAAGAATGTGCGATTAACCGATGAGGAGTTTGCAAAGCTGAAAAAGCAATTCCCACTTGACTGGCAACGGCTAATCAAGAACTTGTCCTTCCACATTCACAACACCCACAAGACCTATTACGACCACTTCTCTGTTTTGCAGAAGTGGGGTGCAGAGGACAGGAAGAACAGCGGGGCATTGCAAAGCCCGCCGTCCTACGACCTGGAGCAGATCAAGCGGGACACCATGAACAACACAGACATCAAGTTTTAGGAGGAGCCTATGGAACTGAACAAACTGACACCACGGCAGGCGTTGATCTATGACGCACTGATCCCGCCCGGCATGCCGGTTAGGGGCAAAGAGCTGGCGCGGCGAACGCGCATTAGCGAGCGGGACCTGAGATCGGAGCGTAAGGCTATGCAGGAACAGGGCGTGCCCATTGTCACCGGAGACTTTGGGTACATGCTGGTGGATGAGAACAACCCGGAGCCACTGCTGCGGTATGCCAAGCGGCTGAACGCTCACGGCGATGAAGAGCTGGCCACGGCAGCAATGGCCCAGCAGATCTATGAAAGGCTGGTGACAGCAAGATGATAGTACGATTGACGATACAGGGAGAGCCCCAGGGCAAGGGACGGCACCGGGCTGTGCGCCGGGGTGACCACATAGCTACATATACGCCCAGAAAGACCAAGGACTACGAGGACGAGGTGCGGTTCTGCTACCGGCAGGAATATGGAGATCTGATGGCTTTTGCTGTGGACGAGCCGGTCAGTGCAACGATCATTGCAGCGTTTGGCATTCCCAAAAGTGTAAGCAAAAAGTGTAAGGTGGAGATGATGGCCGGCAGTGTGCTACCCACCAAAAAGCCGGACACGGACAACATCGCCAAGATCGTGCTGGATGCATTGAACGGCCTGGCCTACCCGGATGACAAGCAGGTGGTGGAGTTGCAAGTGTTCAAGACCTATGACTTGGATGGCTATGTGGAGGTCGAGCTGCGGAACTGGAGGACACGGACAGATGGCTGAACAATGTGCATTCTATGTGCGCTGTGATCGCTGCCGGTATGGCCGCAACCTGGGCAGCAATGAATACGGCTGCCGCAAACACCTGGCACCGGACGGAAAGACGATACACAGGGGGCGGTACAGCTGCGAGAATGGGAGGGAAAAGGAATGAATGTGTTAGTAGCTTGTGAGGAAAGTCAAGAAGTATGTAAGGCTTTCAGAGAAAAAGGGCATAACGCTTTTAGCTGTGATGTGCAAGAGCCATCGGGCGGGCACCCTGAATGGCACATTTTGGGTGACGCTCTGGAAGCCATTAAGGGCGGCACAGTCGTAACCATGGACGGACAGGTGCATGATGTTGGGAAGTGGGATTTTCTGATTGCACACCCGCCGTGTACATATTTGACGTCGGCCGGCGCGATACGCCTTTTTAATCGCGATCATACGGTAAAAGACTGGAACAGAGAACGGCTTGGATGGGAAGCGCGGCGCTTCTTCTTGCAACTGCTGTATTCCGGTGTTGAAAGAATCGTTGTGGAAAATCCGTGTCCGCTCCGGTGGTTCAACTTGCCGGAGTATAACCAGATCATTGAGCCATATATGTTTGGCGATCCGTGGAAAAAACGGACATGCCTCTGGCTGCAAAACGTTCCGCTGTTGATTCCGACAAACATCGTAAAACCTGAGGGGCTATGGGTCGGCAGCACCTCCGGGCGGGAGCACAGCACTGGAAGGGTAAAATCCGAGTACATCCTGAAATCAAACCGGGACAGTAAAACCCGCGCCAAGACCTTCCCCGGTATTGCAAAAGCAATGGCTGAACAATGGGGGTAACACAATGTGTACAGGAATGACAAGCTTTAACCGGCCGGACGGCTGGATCAGTGTAAGGGACAGGTTTCCAGAAACAATGGAAAATGTACTTGTGTATGACGATGATGTTGGAATTGCCGTCGGATTTTTTGCCCACCATACTGCAAGTTGGTTTGTTTTCAATTTTCTTGATGAAGGTAAAAAACCAACGGTTACTCATTGGCGAGAATTACCTGACCCGCCGAGAATGGAGGAGAAATAATGAAAAAACGACACGACTGCGTTAATTGCGATTTTATGAAATTTCTTGAAGATAATAGCGGGCGAATTATTTACTTCTGTATGTTTGACCAAAGCGATGCTTATCTTGATGAAGTTGGAATTTGCTGTTGGTGTGAGTTGGACGGATTCGCAGAAGAATTGTATTGCGAGCAAACCGATGAATGAATTGAAAGGAGAAACAAAATGAAGAAAGCAATGTTGAGCCAGCCGATGGCTGGAAAGAGTGAGGCGGAGATTATCGCTACAAGAGAAAAAGCAATCCAAGCATTGAAGGAAAGAGGATATGAGGTCGTGAACACGCTGTTTACTGATGAGTGGTACAGCGATAAGGCAATGAAAGAAAGAGGTGTTGTCAATATCCCGCTGTGCTTCCTTGCCAAGTCGCTGGAGAATATGAGCAAGTGCCACGCTGCTTACTTCTGCCGTGGCTGGGAACTGGCAAGGGGTTGTCAGATCGACACTCCGGATCTGGTGCTGGTGGACAAGCTGGCAGACACCGAACGCGGCAACGGCGGGTTCGGGAGTACAGGGAGGTGAGCAGGATGTGTACAGCAGCACAAATCATTCTTGTGGCCGGGGCGGTCATTGTTGCATTTTTCGGCGTGATCGGCTTTGGTCCGAACTTTAAGAAATGAGCGGAATAAAAAGCAGGAGGAAAAATGACGAACAACGAAAAGAAGGAATGGCTGCAACGCTATCGGGAGTGCTGGGCGGAGGTTGAGATTACACAACAGGAGATCGAAGAACTGAACAGCCGGGCGCAAAAGATCACGGCTTCCCTCTCTCCCACGCCGGGAGGCGGGCAGCGGGCAGATTTTACCTTGACGGTAGATCGCATTATAGAACTGAAAGAGAAGCTGGACCAACAAGTCCGGCTTGCTCTGTTGCAGCGGGCAGAAATTGAGGCTGCTATTGAGCAGGTACGCAGCCCGTTGCACCGGCGTGTGTTGCGTCGGCGGTATTTGAACGGTGACACTTTTGAGAAGATCGCTGTAGACGAAGATATTACATACAATCACCTGGTCTCTCGCATTCACCCGCAGTCCCTGGATATGCTGGAATGCGAAAAATAAAAAACCACTATGCAATGCATGTTGATGTTATAGTATGCAGGTTGCCGTCTGTGTTATAGTATAAACTGCCAAACAGATTGAAAGAGCGTTCCAAACGGTGCGCTCTTTGGTTTTTGCATTTGTGTTTTCCCTTCCTAAAATGCGGTTACTACGAGGCCTGTTTTCAGATGTGCTATAATTATGGTGAGCAGAAAGGAGGAGAAAAATGGACGATAAAAAAAGAATGCGAATTGCGGAAATTTCCCTTATTGTTACCGCAGCTTCTTTTGCACTTGGCTCAATTCTTGATTTAATGGAATTTCGGGAAAAATACCCAAAACAGTCAGATGAAGCACTGATTATTGCCGGTGTTATTTTTGTGGTCGCTGTCGTAGGTATTATCTTGGCAATCAAGAACAACAAAGAGTAATGCATGAATTTGAGTAATGCGCGAATTCACTACATAAAGGAGGTAAGTAGCGTGGGTAAAGAGACCTTAACACCTAAACAAAGGCTGTTCTGTTATGAATATGTGCTCGACCATAACGGGAAACGGTCTCACCAGGCTGCTTACCCGAATTGTATGGCGCCCGGGAGCGCAGAAAGCCAAGCAAGCCGATTGCTAAAGCGTGCTTTGCTGGCGTTGCCGGCAGGATTATGTAACCGCTGGGTATTGGCTGCGCCAGGTGGGCGACAGCAAGAAGGAACCGTGCGACAAATGCGGTAGAGGCGGATACACTTACGAGGTGCTTTGTGCGAACAGAAAAAGTAAGAATTGACCAAATACGGCCGTACCGGAACAACGCTAAGATTCATACCAAGGATCAGGTGGAGCAGATCGCCCAGTCTATTCTTGAATTTGGGTATAACGATCCAATCGCTATTGATGAGGATAATGTGATCATTGAAGGACACGGCAGATGGCAGGCACTTAAGCAGCTGGCTGCTACAAATCCTGCGTTTAAGACGATCGATGTTATCCGGTTGGGTCATTTATCTGATGAGCAAAAGAAAGCATACATTCTTGCACACAACCAGCTTACACTGAATACCGGGTATGATGAGAGCATTCTCAATCTGGAGCTTGGCTCCATTATTGACATTGATATGGGCCAATTCGGGTTTGAACTGCCGGGTGATTTAGTTACCGTGGATCATGATGCAGACGACAGCGAGGAAGACGACTTCCACAGGGACAATACTTACAAAATGTATAACCTGGATATGATCGACACAGATCGGACTACCGGCTATTATCAAATGCCGACACTGGAGAAGTGTGCGTATATTCCAAAGGACCTCATCGGCTTTAATTACATGATGAGCAGCAAAGCCAAGAATGTTGGCGTCCATTGCTTTGTGGATGACTACCAGTTTGAGCGCCTTTGGAACAATCCGCACAAGTACCTGGACAAGATCCTGGAATATGACGCATTCTTAACGCCGGATTTCAGCCTGTATCTGGATATGCCAAGAGCAATGAAGATTTGGAATGTTTTTAGAAGCCGTCTGATCGGCCAGTTTTTGCAAGATTACGGGGTGGAAGTGATCCCCACGATCAGCTGGGCGGAAAAAGAAACATTTGATTTTTGCTTTGATGGTGTGGCCCGAGGGTCCGTAGTTGCTGTGAGTACCGTTGGTGTAAAGCAGAGCGATCAGGCCGCAGAGATATGGCGGCAGGGTATGGATGAGATGATCAAGCGCATTCAGCCGCCAGTAATTTTGGTGTATGGCGGCGCTGTCAATTACGATTATCACGGTGTTGAAGTGCGCTATTACGATAACAAGGTGACGGAACGGCTGAGAGCTACAGACGCACGAAAATCTTGAAAAGATAAGGAGAATACGGTATAATGGGCGGCAGAGGGGCCAGCAGCGGAATATCCGACAAAGGTGTGCGGTACGGTCAAGAATATCGAAGCGTATTAGAATATGGTAATATCAAATTCGTTAAAAGAAATACAGGAAATACAACAGCTCCGCTTGAAACAATGACGCGTGGTAGAGTATATGCTACGATCGATGCTCACGACAATGTAAAATATGTGTCATATTATGACAATGAGAATAAACGAAGCAAAACAATAGATCTGGGGCACAAGCATAATGGCTTGGATCCTCATGTGCACCATGGATATGAGCATAATGAAAATGATGGTCCAAGTGGCGCCGCTAGGCTGACACAGCAGGAGAAGAAATTGCTTGACAAGATACTGCATGTGTGGCAGAATAGATAGTGTTGCGATGGGTAATAGTTTAGTAGGTGAACGCTTCCATCGTGTTGAGGGCTCCGTTCAAGTCGGGGTGCCCATCGCAATGCCAATAGCCGTTGACAAAATGTCAGCGGCTTGTTTTATGCCCAAAACAAGAAAATGCGAAGGTGGTAAGGAATGGGGCGACCCAGGAAAGAAATAGATCAAAAGCAGTTTGAAAGCCTGTGTGCCTTGCAATGTACCAAGGTGGAGATCTGTGCTTTTTTTGAGATCACGGATAAAACGCTGGACGCCTGGTGCAGGCGCACATACAGAAAGCGTTTTTCCGAGGTTTTCCAAGAAAAAAGGTGCAAAGGGAAAATATCCCTGCGCCGGAACCAATGGCGACTGGCAGAAAAATCCACGGCAATGGCCATATTCCTTGGCAAGCAGTACCTGGAGCAAACAGAAACGCCGACAGTGGAAGAACCGCAGGAGACGGATAATCCGTTGATAGAAGCAATTAACAAAAATGCAAGCAGGATGGAATGGAACGAAGAAGAAAAAGAATAGTCCGTAAATTCGCATTTCAGCCGTTTACGGAAAAGCAGATGAAAGTGCTCACCTGGTGGTCGGACAACTCACCGGTGCAGGATTATAGCGGTATTATATGCGACGGTGCCATACGCAGCGGCAAGACACTGGTTATGAGTCTGTCTTATGTTCTGTGGGCAATGCACGCCTTCAACGGCTGCTGCTTCGGTATGTGCGGCAAGACGATAGCCAGCTTTCGCAGAAATGTGCTTTCCTTTCTGTTGCAGCTGCTGGAGGAGCAGGGGTACAGCGTAATCTATAGGCGCAGTGAAAACTGTATCACCGTGCAGCGTGGCAGCGTGAGTAATGACTTCTATGTGTTTGGCGGCAAGGACGAAAGCAGTCAGGACTTGATCCAGGGCATGACCCTGGCCGGGTGCCTGTTTGATGAGGTGGCGCTCATGCCGCAGAGCTTTGTCAACCAGGCAACGGCACGGTGCTCTGTGTCCGGCTCCAAATTTTGGTTTAACTGCAATCCGGATAATCCGCACCATTGGTTCTATCAGGAGTGGATCCTGCCGGAGAAGCGCAGAGAAAAAAGAATACTGTATCTCCACTTTACCATGGAGGACAATGCCTCTTTGACTGAAGAGGTGAAAGCCCGGTACAGAACTATGTACGCGGGCGTTTTTTATGCCCGGTATATTCTGGGCGAATGGAAGACAGCTGAGGGACTGATCTATGATATGTTTGATGAGGAGCGCCACTGTATTGCGCTGCCGCCGGAGAGTGAGCTACAAGGTTCTGCCTATATCAGTGTGGACTACGGCACCTTGAACCCCACCGTGTTCTTGATGTGGCGCAAATATCACGGCAAGTGGCTGTGCACCAAGGAATATTACTATTCCGGGAGAGAGAACCATAAACAAAGAACGGACGCAGAGTATGCGGACGAGATGATGGCCTTTATCGGCGATACGCCGTATACCTGCGTAGTGGTTGACCCTTCGGCGGCTTCTTTCATTACAGAACTGCAAAGGCGGGGGCTCAAGGTATTAAAGGCGGATAACGCGGTGCTGGATGGAATCCGTACCGTATGTACGCTATTGCAGCGGGCGGATCTGCTGTTCAGCAAGGATTGCACCCGTACCATTGCGGAATTTTACGCCTACCGTTGGTACGACAAAGCGGCGGAGGCGGGCCGGGACGAACCGGTCAAACAGGACGACCACGCTATGGACGCTATGCGTTACTTTGTAAGCACGGCGCTGGGGCGGATCGTAACAAGGAGGACATAGAATGATACTTTACATGAACCGGCGCGATGTGCCGAACCTTGACCGGGGCGAGTTGCCTTCTGCGGTGATCGATTATGTGATCGGTAAAGCAAATAAATATGAAAGACGGTGTCGCACCCTATATGGTCGGTATATCGGTGTTCCACAGCTTCACCGTGGAGATGAAGAGGATGATGTGCGGGCAGAGGCCAACTATGCCAAGTATATCGTAGATATTATTCGCGGCTACTTCCTAAGTGAGCCGGTAAAGTACGATTGCAACGACCGGGACAAGAAAGACAGTCAGGCGCAGCTTTCCCTGGTGTCTACGGTTGAGGCCAAGCTGGATCGGCAAAACGGCACCCTGGTTCGCCACAACGCTGTGGATGAGGACAAAGACGGCCTTTGCGATTTGTGCGGAAAGAAGATTGACATTTCCGCCGTTATGGCGGCCTACCATAGTCAGAATATCGCTACCGTAGATCAACGAAACGGAAAGGCCATGGGTATATATGGCGAAAGCTGTGAGCTACTATATGCCAGCACAGAGGAGCAACCACGCCCGCGATCCGCAGTATATGCGCCGGATCAGATCGTGCTGGTGCAAGATGATACCGTGGAGCACAAGGATCTGTTTGCGCTGTGGTTTGAGCAGCGGGAACGCACAGATCGCAGCCGGTACTATGCGGTAACAGTCTATACGGCTACCCAGTATCAGCAGTACGAAAGCACCTCACTGGATAAAGAAAACTATGTGTACAACCCGGTGGGTGCACCGGTGCCACACTTCTTTGATGAGGTGCCGGTGGTGTGTTATGAGAACAACGAGGAGAGACAAGGCGACTTTGAGCAGGTGGCCAACCTGATAGACGCCCGCAATGAGCTGCTGTCCGATCGTCTGACGGACAAGCGCAAGTTTGTCAATTCTATTTTAGCTGCTTATGGTGCGGTATTGCCGCCGGAGACGATGGCAGCCGCAAAGCAGGATCACTTTGTAGATGGTATTCCACAGGACGCCCGGTTGGAATATGTGCAAAAGACCTTTGATGAGAACGCATTAAAGGTGCTGGACGATACGTTGGTATCGGATATTCATAAGATGACTTTAACCCCGGATATGACAGATCAGGCATTTGCAGGCAACGCCAGTGGCGTGGCGCTGAAATTGAAGCTGCTGGCCTTGCACCTGCTTGTAAAAAGCAAAATGAGTGCCATGGAGGCGGGCTTAAAGAAACGCTGGAGATTATATAACAACTGGCTGGCCCATAACGGAATTGACCCGGTATCCGTGGACGATGTGGATATTGTGTTCACTGTGGCCCTGCCCATTGATGAGGCGCAGATCGTGCAGATGGTGTGCACCTTGAAGAACGCCGGACTGGTTGATGATCAGACGCTGCTGTCGCTGTTATGGTTCGTTAAGGACCCGGCGGAGGCCGTGGAAAATATGAAACAGCAAAAGCAGGAGAACCAGCAGCAGTATATGGACAGCTTCACAGCCAACACAGAGGATAAGGCTGACGAAAAGGAACAGTCGGCAGATCAGGAACAGCAAGACAAAGAAAAGGACGCTTAACCTATGAAAGCAGCAGAGTATTGGAAAAGGCGAACGGTTGACCTGGAACACCTGCTGCAAGCGCGCACCACCGCTACAATGGTGGAGGTCAACCGTATGTACGCCCAGGGTGTAGAGCAGCTCAACGAGCAAATTGAGCGTATTCTCCGCCGGTATGTTAAAAACGGTCAGATCAGCCAGGCTTATGCCTTGCAGCTGCTGAGCGCAGGCCAAACCGCAGAGGAGCGCCAGCGTCTGCTGGAACAGCTACAACAGACTAAGGAACCACAGGCACGGCGTGAATTGATCGCTATGCTGGACGCTCCTGCGTATGCGGACCGTATCAGCCGTTTGCAGGCTTTACAGAACGCTATTCGTGCGGAAGCCGTAGCCATGGGCGTGCGGGAGGAACGGCTGGCGAAAGCGCGACTGACAGATACACTCAAACAAGCATACTACCGCACTATATTTAACGACCAAAAGCGTAATTGTCTATATGACTTTCGCTTGATCAGTGACCGCCGTGTACAGGCCGCACTTACCCATAAGTGGAGCGGCAAAAACTATTCCGATCGTGTGTGGAAGAATAACGCCGCCTTTTGCAAGCGCTTGCAGCGCACGATTGAGGTGGGTTGTATGACCGGCATGACCCTGCACGATATGGAGGAGCGGTTGCTGGAGGACTGCATAGGTGCAGATAGCGACAGCGGGCAACGCTATTGTGCCAGCCGCCTGATCCGTACCGAGGTCAATCACTTCTCCAATCAGGGCTTTTTAGAGGGCTATAAAGCAGCGGGCATTATCCGGTATCGGTTTATGGCCACTCTGGATTTGCGCACCTCCGCCATCTGCTGCCAGCTGGACGGCAAGACCTTTTTGGTGGAAGAGGCAAAAGAAGGTGAGAACCTGCCGCCTATGCACCCTTTCTGCCGCAGTATTACCGTGCCGGTGGCCAATAACCGCACAGGCACCCGCTGGGCCAGGGATCCGGTAACCGGCAAGTCCATGACCGTACCGGCAGATATGACCTACGCCCAGTGGTATGAGAAGTATGTGGAGAAAAATGGCGGCGTTATTCGTGGCGCAAGAGGCGTAGATAAACCGGCCGTGGAGGAACAGGCAGAAGCTGTATATCTTGGCCAAATCAATCCGCAGTCTGAGCAGGAACGCAATGCCTATGTGAACCGGTTTGTTACACAGTATGAGCACGCCGATGAGGAGCACATGCTGGTCATTGACCGCACCGGAAAAGTGTATTCCGTTACCAGTCACCAGCCGGATTATATCGACTTAACCGGCGTTGACATTTCCATGAAAGGCAGTTACAATATACATAATCACCCGGCGGATCAAACGCAGTTTTCATTCAGTGATGAGGCGGATGTTCCCAGTATGATTGCCGATGGCACCAGCGTGATGGAAGCCTTTGACCATAAATACCGCTACCGCCTGGAACAGATGGACGGTGTGACGCTGGAAGAGTGGGAAGAAGCAAAAGAACAAGCAAAAGATAATGTTTCTTCGACGATGATGAGAAAAAATCTTGGACTCTTAGACTATGAAGAAAATGCAAAGCACATACTGATCGAGGAGACCTGCCGTATTTTAGGGAAAGGAGTGTATACCAGATGGAAGAAGTAAAGATTAGTGAGGAAGAACTGGCTGAACTCAAAGCGCTTGATCACGAATATGCAATCCGGGAAAGAAAAATCAGTAAAGCATGGTTGGCGGCGCACCCCGGAGTATCCAGGGGGGAGTGCAATACGCCGGAAATGCGGGCACTACGAGAAGAGAAAAAACAAAAATACTTTGAAATTGTGGAGAAATACGAAAAGCTATTTCAAGAACAAGCAAAGCAATAAATAATCCAAAGTGAGCAGAGCTGCTATGCAGCCCTGCTCTTTTTATACCCATTTTCAGGCTATGCCTGTGGGAATATATCATTTAACGAACCGGCAGCGTACGGTTTGGGAAAGGAGTCAGCAATGACAAAACACAATGCCGAGATGGAAAACAGCAGAGAACAGAGCCGGGTGTGCGCACGCCTGCCGCTGAACCTCCAGCTGTTTGCCGAAGATACCGGCGAAAATGGAGCAGACACCAACGCAGAGGGGGCAGCGGGCGACACCGGCGCCAACTCCGATGGGGGCAACACCACTCCGACATTTGACGAACTGCTGAAAGACAAAAAATTCCAAAGTGAATTTGACAGCAGGGTCAGCAAGGCGCTTGCCACGGCCAGAGCCAAGTGGGAAGAAAGCGCCAAAGAGCAGGCGGACGAAGCCAAAAAACTATCCAGTATGAACAAAGAGGAGCGGGAGCGGTATAACCTGGCCAAGGATCGCCAGGCATTTGAACAGGAAAAGGCGGCCTTTGCCAAGAAGCAGTTGGAAACGGCTGTTGCGGCTGAGCTGCTCCAGCGTAAGCTGCCTGTGCAGTTTGCCGCAATCCTGACCGGGAATGACGCCACTGCCTCGCAAAAGAACCTGGAGATTTTTGACGCCGCATTTCAAGAGGCAGTACAGGCCGCCACAACCGCCAACCTGCGGGGCAAGGACTTGCCGCCGGCAGGTAAGGAAGCAGCGGGCGACAATGTACCGCCCACAGACTTCCGCGCCTATGAGGCGTGGAGAAAAAATAACGGCTAATAGGAGGAATAAGAAATGCCGAATACGATTTTAACACCCAATGTCATTGCCAATGAGGCACTGATGGTACTGAAAAACAACCTGGTGATGGCTAACCTGGTCCACCGGGACTATGAGAACGAATTTGTGAAGGTTGGCGACACGGTTACTGCCCGCCGCCCAAGCAAGTTTGTAGCCAAGAACTTTACCGGCGCTGTGGATCCCCAGGATCTGAACGAGGGCGGTGTACCCGTGAAGATGGACCGGCTGCGTGATGTGACTGTGCAGATCACTTCTAAGGAAATGTCCTTGGATCTGCGCGACTTCTCTGCTCAGGTGATCGAACCGGCCATGACCGCCATCGCCAGCGCGGTGGACGCAGATGTATTGGCGACTGCCGTAGAGGGCGCCGGTCGCACCGTGACCGCTTCCGGAGAGAGCGCAACCAAGCCCATTAAGGATATTGCCAAAGTGGGCAGCTATCTGGACTTTGCCGGTGTGCCGGTTCAGAACCGCCGCCTGGTACTGAACCCCTCGCACAAGGTGCTGTATGCTACGGACGACAACCTGTCCAAGGTGTCCTATGCCGGTGACGGCAACGCCCTACGGGACGCAGAACTGGGTAAGGTGTACACCATGGACACCTACATGAGCCAGAACGCACCGTATCCCTACGGTTATCTGGACAATGCCGTTGGTACTGCCAAGACTTATAAGGTCAGTGGTACTGCCGGTGAGAGCAAGGTGGCGCTGTCCTCTGTGACTGCTGCTACTGCCACGGTGAAAAAGGGCGACTGCTTTATTGTGGACGGCTATGTATACCATTTTGCCGCAGACGCTACGGCTGCCAGCGGCGCGGTGGCCGAGGTGGCTATTGACCAGCCCTTGCACGCTACACTGTCTGGAAAGGACGCCACTGTGATCTCTGCGCCTACATCAGTAGGGTTCCACCGCAACGGCGTGGCACTGGTGACCCGTCCTATGGATCTGCCGATGGGTAACAAGAATGCCTATGTGGCTTCTGCGGACGGCCTGGGTGTGCGTGTGGTTTTTGACTACGACAGCACCCACAAGATCGACACCGTATCCTTTGATATTCTGTACGGCGTGACCACGCTGGACAAGAATATGATCGTCAAGGTGCAGGGCTAAGCCCGGGGAGGTACAAATGGAAAAGGTAACCGTTGTACAGGGCAAGACCCAAGTGGTCATTGATCGGAGTTGTCTGCCGGCTTATTTGAATGCCGGTTGGCAGCTGCAAGAAAAAGAGGATACAAAAAAGGGCGCCAAATAAGGCGCCTTTTCTTATGGGGTGATATGTTTGACTGATGAGATGAAAAACAAGGCTCTGCGGCTGCTGCGGGCCGCTGCCGGGCGTTACGACAAGATATGCGAGGCCTGGTACGCACACGCCGGTGAAGAGCTGGATTTGCAGCTGTTTTTGGATATGGCAGAGGACGATTGCCTGACCTATTTGGGCACGCAAGAGCTGCCGCCGGTGGTAACGGCCACCACGCTGGCAAAACTTGCTTTTGTGCACTTGAACGGCGTTGTACAGGATCGGGATTATGGCGTAAAGAGTGCGTCCTATACGGAGGGCAGCGTATCTATGAGCGAGACCTATACCACCCCTGCGGAGCAGGAGACAGCCATTGCCGACCTGCTCCAGCCGTACAACAGATACAGGGAGGTGCGCACCTGTGAAAGCAAAAACACCTAAGTCGTGGACTGTAAAATCACGGATTTTCTCCGCACAGACGATCAGAGACAGTGCCTACGACTTTGAGCAGAACACATACAGTGCTACACCTGCCGTTTTGTATTTGTGCTGGCAGCCGGTATCTGCTTCTGCCCCTATTGAGGAGCGGGGGCGGGTGCTGTCTGCCGGGTATCAAGCCGTGTTGTATGACCCTGTGGGCGTACGGCCCGGCGACCTGGTACAGGCGGATGGTATAGGTTGGCTGGAGGTGGAGACCGTACAGCGGTTCCTACATTATCGGTTGTTGACAGCGAATGCCACAGAGAGGAGGGCACCTGGTGGAAACAAACATTGAGATTGAAAAGCTGAGTGCCTATGCCAAGACGCTGCAACGCACCGCAGATCATCTGCTGGACAACTTGGAGCGGCAGATGTTGCAGGACGCAGAGGATATGGCCGGCCGTCAGCGCAGCAACTGCCCGGAGGACACCGGACTGCTGCGGGAGTCTATCGCCGCCTTTTGCGAGCGTGACGGTGATCGGGTGACCGCAGGCAGCCGTACCAATATGCAGTATGCGGCCTATGTGGAATTTGGAACCGGACCTGTGGGTGACGAAAAGGGTACACCGCTGGACAGTGAGCTGGGTATAGTGCGCAAGCATGAGCCTTGGACTGCGTATATACCCGGCTACGGATTTCGCAGGTTGAAAGGCCGCTTGCCGGCGCTATTTATGTATGACGGCATGCAGGAAATGCAGCCGGTGATTGCAGAGCATTATGGTACGGCTATACAGGAGGCGATCAAGTGAAAAACTACCGTGCAGTGATCCGGGATACCTTAAAATCCGTACAGTCGGACATTCCCTATGACATTAAGATGGCATTTCCGGAGAGCAAACCGGCAGGTAACCTGATCACATTTTATGAGATCACCAATACAGGCACGGAACTGGCGTGCGTAGATGTGATCGCCTATCAGGTGGATCTGTGGTTTATGACCTTGCCGGACCTGTTGGAATTGACGGAAAAGGTAGACGAGGCTTTGACCTCGCTGGGTCTGATCCGGCAATTTGCGTCCTCGGACGCGCTTTTACACGACCCCAGCGGTTATTTGCGCAAATCGTTGCGTTACGGTCGCCGGGTAGACACAAGAACCAATCGACTGATAGATTAAGGAGGATTTTATATGAACGAAACAAAGCCGGAACGCGGTCTTGCGTCCAAAGGCATTGAGGTATATCCCAACTATACCGGCTCCACAGCCAAGTGCCTAAACTACGCCACCCAAATCGGCGATCTGACCAAGGGCGAACGGGAAGAACTGGACGCCACTTGCTATGACGATGATGTGGAACACAGCATTACCGGTATTCGCAAGAAAGCAGACGCCTTTGAGGTGACTTTCCTGTACAACGCAAAGGACGCCACATCGGATTATCGGGTGCTGGCAGCTTTGGAGGACGCCGGTGTGTCCGTACCCATTATGGTTAAGCTGCCTGACGGCACCAAGTTTAACAACTCTGGTGTGCCCAGCCTGAAGATTAAGGGACCGGGCGTAAACAGCCTGATGGAGGCTACTGTCTCTTACAAGCTGGACGGCGACTGGAGCAGAGAGTTCCCCGCCGCGTAAATCGACTATTCGGGAGGCGGGTGACCGTCTCCCTACTTTTTAGGAGGAAATAACAATGAATGAACCCCATATTGTAACCAGAACATACGATTTGCAGTTGACTGCAAACGAGACGGTGCACTTGCGCTTGACCGTGGCTGCCCAGCTGCGACTGAAAAATAGATTTAAGGAGGATGCCCTGGATGTAATTCTGAGCGCTTCCAGTGATCCGGAGCGGCTCCTGGCTGTACTGGATGAGGCCCTGCACTTTAACGATGATCCCAACGGCGATCTGACCGGTGAGGCGTTGTATGACGCTTTGGTAGACAGCGGCGTTAGCGGCGTGGACGCATTCTCCAACATTCTCTTCAAGCTGGCCCATGTATCCGGTCTGTTGAGTGACACCCAGGCGGAAAAGCTGTCCTCCGGTATTGGCAAAATGCTCAATGCTGCTTTTGATGGCATGGAGCAGACGGCAGAAAGCGAGGAACAGCCCGGCTCCTTTCCAGGGTAAGTATTGCACTTTGGATGATATGATTTTAGAAGCCAATGCTTGCGGCCTGGCTTTTCCGGTCATTCTTGCAATGACTTACGGTGAATTAAAGCGATATATCCTGTTCCATCGTGACCGGGAGCGCATACAGTATCAAAATCTGTCACAAATAGCCTATATCCAGGCCGGTGTGATCGCTTCTATTGTTGCCGGTGAAGATATAGGCCCTGTGTATGAACGCTTCCCCTATTGGACTGAGGAGGATATATTGGACATTCAGGCGGCTAAGACACTGGCTTATTTCAACCAGTTGTAATTAGATCAGAAGGTGAGGTGAAAAAGTGGATCAAGAATTGGTAACCCGATTTACGGCAGACATCAGCGAGTATAAAAAGAGCATTACAACGCTCCAGGGCGAGTTGAAACAGTTGTCCGGTGTGACCGGCCAAGTGCGTGCGGCGACCGCCCAAGCGATGAATTCCGCTTATGAAGATACTCGCAAGCTGGGTAAACAGGTGGAAAGCCTGGTAAAGACACAAGAGCGCAATGTGCAAGCGGCTACAGCGAGCAGCGTCAAGATTATGGATTACTCCAACAAGGTGGAGCAATTACAGGGCAAGCTGAAATCGCAGAACAAAGAATATGCCTCCCTGGCAGGTCAGTTAACGGCGGTGACCTCAAAATATCGAGAGCAGCAGGCTTTTTTGAACGATTATAAAGATGGAATTGCCGGTGTCAACAAACAGCATGAGGAATTGGCTGGGTTGATTCGCACCACAAGTAGAATATCGACCCGTTATATGACATTGGAGGAAATTGAACAGCACAGGGCCGGATTGCAACGCATGAAAAACGACCTGGAGGTCTTCAATGACGAACTCCGGGATGTAGGGCTGAATCCCGATAATTTGAAAACGGATACACTCGATAAACTCAAAGCAGAAATTCAAAGTGTTTCCGCACAAATGAACCAGCAAAAAAATGCTATGGCGCAGACCACGGCTCAAATCAATAAAGCCAACGGCAGCCTGGCGATCGAGACCACGCGGTATAAATCTCTACGCAGTACCATAAAGCAGAACGGCGAAGCGATGACTGAAATGGGCAATAAGCTTGACAACGCTCTGCAAGAGGAAGCCTTCCCACCGGTTGAAAGCAAAATGACCAAGTTCAAAAACAAGGTTAAAAGTCTCGGCAGCGCGTTTGCAACCGTCGGCAGCAAGACGGGTGCTGTATTCGGGGCTATCGGTAGGGCAACAGGTTCCGTATTCGGTAAAATCGGGTCCGCAGCGGGCGCCGCTTTCGGCAAGGTGCATAGTCACCTGAAAAATATGCGTGCTTCTTCCGGTACGGCCAGCAAGTCCCTGTTGAATGTGGTCAAGTCTATCCGCCGTATAGGTGTGGTATCGCTGGGGCTGAAAGTGTGTAAAAACATTTTCGGCGAGCTGCGCTCGGTGATCACCGGATATTTAAGTCAGAACGAGGCTCTGAATAACCGTGTGGAAGCCTTAAAAAATGCCTTTGCAAAAGCTTTGGCACCGGCCATCAATGTGGTTGTGGGGCTGTTTGAAAAGCTCATGCCATATGCCATGAGTGTGGCTAATGCCATCAGCGGCTTGCTTTCATCTGTGGGGATCGCTTCGCAGGTAAATGCCACGGCCACCGCTGTGGGCAAGACCACAAAAGAGACGAAAAAGCTGTCTCAAGCACAAAAAGAGTTGTATGGGTTTGACCAAATTACTAAGGTCAGTGATGATCAGCAAGACAGCAGCTCGTCCAATTCTTCTGCGGCCAAGACACCGGTAGCGTCCGACCAGTTCTCCGCTTATTTGGAGAAAATCAAGAACCTGTGGAAAAGCGGCGACTTTGAGGGCATTGGCGAGCAGGTTGCGGCTTCCTGCAATAAAGTAATCGACAAGATCAAGAACCTGGACTGGGACGGCATACGGAAAAAGGTCAATGATGCAGTCAGCGGCATTGCCAATAGCCTGAACGGCTTTGTACAGGACTTTGACTGGGCAGGTGTGGGTGAGATCGTGGGACAGGGCGTGAATACGATATTCAGCGCACTGGACACATTCCTGACCACCTTTAAGTTCGACCAGTTGGGTGCCGGGCTTGCAAGCAACATAAACGGCTTGGTGAGCACTATTGAGTGGGGCCAAGTGGCCAAGACTATTTCGGATGCCATCAGTGGTGTGTTCAAGGCCATTTACGGTTTCTTGGAAAACCTGGACTGGCGAGGGCTGGCTACGGCGCTGGAGAATTTTATAGCCGGTATTGACTTTGGGGGTATGGCTAAATCTCTGTTTGAGGCGCTGGGCGCCGCCCTGGGTGGTATTTCCGCATTCCTCGGCAAACTGATTATGGACGCCATCTCCAGTGTGCAGACCTATTTTGGAGGAAAGATCAAAGACGCCGGCGGCAATGTGGCCCAGGGCATTTGGGACGGCATTGTTGACGGCATAGGAGATGCTGGAAAATGGATTAAAGAACACATCTTCCAGCCGTTTCTCAAAGGCTTCCAGGAAGCCTTTAAGATCAAGTCACCTTCGAGGGTTATGAAAGAACAGGGCGGCTTTATTTCCCAAGGCCTGTTTGACGGTATCGGCGATCTGTGGAAAAAGGTCAGCCAAAAATTCAAAGGATTTAAGGACGGCGTTGTTAATTTCTTTACCGGGAAAAATGGCGTTGTATCAAAAGTCACCGGCCTTGGCGGTAAAATCGTGACCGGCTTAAAGAACGGCCTGAAGAATTTGAAAGCCACCTTTACCAATGCGTTCAAAGGCCCCTTAAACGGTGTGATCAAACTGGTCAACAATATGGTTGGCAAGATCAATGACAAGCTGCTGATTAGCGTTGGCAGCACGCTGTCTAGGGTGCTTAGCGCCCTGGGCGTGAGCGTGACCAACGGCCAGTACCAGTTGTTTTCTATACCCACTATCCCAGAGCTGGAAAAGGGCGGCGTGCTGAAAAAAGGCCAGGTCGGTCTGCTGGAAGGTAAAGGCGCCGAGGCTGTTGTGCCTTTGGAGCGAAACACCCAGTGGATCAGCAAGGTAGCCGCAATGATGGTGCAAATGCTGGGTAGCAGCGGGCAGGCGGTCAATGTAACGATCCCGGTATATGTGGGCGGTAAGCATTTAAGCACGGTGGTGCTGGACGATGTGAACCAAACAGAAAAGAAAGGCCGTGACCCAGTTACGGCCACAGCGTAAGGAGGGACGGTATGCCACTATATATTGACGGTACAAAAATGCCAAACCCATCATTCAATGCCATATCCTGTTCAGACGAAAAGGTGTGGTCCTCTAACACAGGCCGCTCCAAGTCGGCTTATATGAACGGCAGTATCGTTCAGGTTAAAAAAACAAGGCAGTTGTCCTTTCCACCTTTGACCCGGGCGGAGCTGGACAAGTTAAACGGCGTGATCAACAATGCGAGTAAGCCCTGGCATTCTATTAAACTGGAGGATACTTCCGGGAATACGGTGTTTTCGTTCAACTGCTACTTTGGTACGCCCAGTTGGACAGCCTATTCCGGTGCCAGGGATTGCCGGTATTTCATCAACTACAAAGTAGATGCCATCGAGCGCTAAAGGAGTATTTTATGTACAAGACAAGCACAGCTTTTAACCAGGCCATCAAAAACGGTGAACGGATCTATGTGAAGGTTAAATGTGGCAATTTCATTTTTGGCTACAACGATGAGACGGATCCTACAAGCCCAAATGAGCAAAATAACATTATGGAGCTGAATATTGACCGCAGTATCAGCCATGACGATTACGCGCTGGCAAAGTCCTACGCTTGTGGGTGTAACTGCGTTCTGTGGGCTGTGCCCGCCGGAGCCGTGCTTCGCGGGCAGAAAACCGTGGTGTACTTTGGCTGTATGGTCAACGGTGCAGTGGAGTGGGTGCCAATGGGCGTGTTTTATCCGGAAAAGGTCACTCGGTCCGGCGAATGTACCACTTTGGAAATGTACGATCACATGTATGATCTTTCTATGCCGTATTCTGCCGCCATCAGCGGTCAGCAGACCCCTTTGGCAATCTTAAAAGACCTGGCACGCCAGGGTAACTTTGAGTTGGCTGCCGGCGTGGAGAGCAAGGTCTCCGGCTTTGGCACGGTAGATGTTTCTTTGCTCTGCGGTACGGAAACAGATGAGGACGGCAAGCAGCAGGTCACTGCCTATAATGTGAATGATGCCATCGGTTATGTGGCTGGGTTCTGCGGCTGTGCTGCCGTCTTTGATCGAGAAGGCAAGTTGCGAGTAGATACTTTCGCCCAGGTATATGATGGTACGGCAGAATACGCGGTGACAGATGACACGGTCACAGAGGTTTCACTGGCAGAGACGGACAAAACCTACCTGGGGATCAGTTGCAACAATGGGAATAAGAATATTCTTGCACCAGATAGTCTGTCGGTCAACAGCGAGGTGCTGTATTTCGACAACCCACTGATCACCACCCAGGCCCAAGCGGAAAAAGTATTCAACGCTGTGTCTGATATGATCTACATAGACGATGGAGACCAGGGCGAGACTGTATTTGACCTGGGCATACAGTACCGACCGGGAAGTATGACATTGCTCACGGCCAATCCGGCGTTGGATAGTTTCGATGTGATCACTTACCGGGACGATACCGGCGATCACCATATCCCCTTGATGGGTGTGGAGTATGATTATGATGGCTCCGTCACTATGGATGTGGCCGCCCATGCCCGTTCAGAACAGGAGAGCAGCTCTGCCGGAAGCATTCTTTCCCGCATGATCTCTAAGGCTATGCAGCAGGTCACAGCGCCGTTGGCGCAGCGCATTCAGGACGCCACGGATTCTATCACGAACGCAGTGGGCGGTTACGCTGCTTTGATCGACCGGGACGGCGATGGTGTGTCAGACGCGCTTTATATCGGAGAGTACCCGGCAGCGGAGGGCAAGACCAAAGGACGCTGCCTGCTGCTGAATAAGAACGGCATGGCTGTTTCTACCACCGGATTGCAAGGCCCATTTAAGGACTTTGCGGTGTACTACAACAAAAAAACCAACCAGTATTACCTGAATGCTATGGACATTTCAGCCGGTAGACTCTCCGGTATTGAGATCCTTGCGGATAAAGGCACGATCGCTGGATGGAACATCACCGACCAAGAACTGTATGCGGATTTGGGTAGTTATCGTGCATATATTCAAAAGCCTACTAACAAAGGCTCCTGGGTGTTTTCTGCACAAAAAAAGAACAGCAACGGTTCATATACTGGTACATGGTATGTAACGATGGGCGGCGATATGGTATGCAATGGTTCGGTAGATGTAAGCGGGGCCCTATCGGTGGAAGGGAAAACCAAATTTGATGCCGATGTACAATTCTACAAAAAAATATATGATCTTGCCGGATATGAAATCATTAATGCTGCATCTGGTGGTAACAGCCTTGTAATTGGATACGGTCAGTATGAGCACGGAGCCAAAACATATTTAGAAGGCGGAGATATTTGCTTAAGAATGCAGCAGAATGGCAACTTGTGTATACAAGCGGGATCAAAAGATTCGGTTGAAACCAGATTTGTACTGTCTAAAGTGAGTTGGACGCTTAGCGGAAGCACTGCGTACCGTGATACGATTGAATCAAAAGGCGGGTTTGTGCTTAGTGCGAATGGTGGCGATAATGTTTTATACCTTGTCGGGAAGAGTATATGGATTGATAACGCCACGACAATCAGAGGCAAACTGACGGTACAAGACGATATTAGACTGAGTTTTAAATCTTCAAGTGGAACCATTCCACTGGTTGTAAACACAAGCGGCGTTATTACAACCGCAAACTCATCAAAACGATACAAAGAGAATATCAAACCGGTAGAAGACGCTGTGCTGGATCCAAACGGTCTTTACGATGTACAGGTGTGCCAGTACAACTACAAGCCGGAGTGTCGGGACAAAGAACTGGTCGGTGGCACACAAATCGGCTTGGTGGCAGAGGATTTGGCCCAGCACTATCCTAATGCAGTGATTTATGATGAAGATGGACGGCCGGAAAGTTGGCAAGATCGTATTATGATCCCGGCAATGCTTAAGCTCATTCAAGAGCAAAAACAGCAGTTGGACGATCTGCGGGCAGAGGTGGATGCATTGAAAGCAAAACTGTAAACAAAAAAGGCGGACAGGCAATTGCCTGTCCGCTTGTGGTTATAAATATTGGCGAGTTTTAGAATTCTCCTCAGGAAATATAAACTCTTTGCCATGTTGATCGATGAATATTAGTGTGCTAATCCTGCCTCCATATTCGTCGGGATCAAGCGTTGCACATTTGTTCGTTGCCCAGTAATCTCCATCATCTGAATGGATAACTTCGCCAATGGCTCCGACTGGCTTCGTTCGTTTAGTGGTTGTTTCTCTTATTGCGGCTGGGGCTACTGTGCCATTCCTTTCGGTGCGATACACTACTTGCGGTTGCGTGGTGGTATGTTTCTTCTTCTTTTTCTTCTTAGTGGTTGTGGGCTTTGTAGTTGTGGTGGTTGCGGTCGCCTCTGTGGCTGCCGGTTCTGTAGTGGCCTCTGTGGGCTGTGTAGTAACACCAGCCAGTGCACTGGATACAGCGTGATCTACCAGACTGGCTGTCTCCTGATCATGCACTCGATCATAGTGCACCCACACACCGATACCGACCCCCACCGCCACTACAACGGTCACAACAAGGATCCACACTTTGGCCTTAGACTTCATCTTCATCTCTCCTTTCACTCCCCACCATACCACACTTCCCCGCAGATTGCAAGAAAACAGGAGGTGATTCCCATGTAAAATACAAATTGCAGTCAACTGCAAACGGCGGCTTAGGCACGCTGTTTTTTTATGTCAAAAAGGAGGATTTTATGCAGACATTAAATATTAAGGTCACCCAGCAGGCGGTGATCTTACAAAACAAAGATCCGGTGACAGCTGAGAATGTCAATCAGATTCGCTGTGTGGTAGAGCTGGACCCGGCATACGCCGATCTGGTCGTGCGGGTGTGCATGAACGGCCAGTTTACCACTGTGGTGGATGGACAGTGTTTCGCCCCGCCGCTGCAAGAGGGAATGTGCCGACTGGGCGTTTACGGCTATGCTATGGACGGTGAGCAGTTGGTACAGCGTATTAGCCCGGAGCCGTGCGTGTTTTATGTGCGCCCGGGTTCTTATGACGCGGCGGCTGTGGAGGCAGACGCGCCGGATCCAACGGAGTTGGAGTCTTATTATGCCAAGGTGCAGGCACTGCTCAAGGATATTGGACAGGGCGTGAACGGCACTACTTATACGCCCAGCGTGTCCGCAGCGGGAAAGATCAGCTGGACCAATGACGGCGGAAAGGACAACCCGGAACCGGTGAACATTAAAGGTCCAAAGGGTGACACAGGTCCCCAGGGCGCTCCTGGTAAAGATGGAGAGCGAGGACCGCAGGGCGAACCGGGAAAAGATGGTGCAGCGGGTCCACAGGGTCCCAAAGGGGAGCCGGGCGCAGAGGGTCCGCAAGGCCCCAAAGGGGACATAGGTGCACAAGGTGGACAGGGTCCCAAGGGGGATACAGGTGCGCAAGGTCCACAGGGTGAACAAGGCCCTAAAGGCGACACCGGCCCTCAGGGCGAACAAGGGCCAAAGGGTGATCCTGGACCGGCAGGTGCTGATGGCAAGGATTATGTGCTGACGGACACGGACAAAACCGACATTGCAGCCAAGGTGGAGATCCCGGATGGTTCTGTGACTACGGGCAAGCTGGCGGACGGTGCTGTCACCGGTGATAAGGTCAGCTCACTGGCTATTGAGGCCAAGCATATTAAGCCGCGTACAATAACCGGCATGCGGCTGGCTCTAAAAACGGTCACAGAAAACCTGTTAAGTGATGAGTTGCAAGCCAAACTTACCAGCTGGGTGGGCACTCTGGCACAAGCGGCGAACGATGAGGTCACCCTGCACGAATGGTGGAGTACCTCTGATTTTTGCCCTTATGTCCTAAATGTGGATTATGACGCCCAGGGCACCATTACATTGCACGCTGACGATGCCAAAAGCGGCGAACATGCCTTGACCTTGCGCAGTGGGGCGCTGGTGTCATTCTTTGAGGAAAACGGTACGGAGTGCGCCGTGATTACGCAATCTGACTTTGGCATTGCGGTGGTCCGCCGAGCTGCGGACGGCAGCGGGACGGTTACCCTGCCGACTGCGGGCAACACCGGCTCTGTTGAGACCTGGGAGACCGTGTTCACCAAGACATTTGACGCTGACACCACAGCGAGCCAAAGATGGGACTTAGCCAAGCCCTGCCGCAAGATCAGACTGCGTATGGCTGTGGCCGGAAGCGCCGCCAATTCCGCCGCAGGCGATCAGACGGTGTACATAAACTCTTACACGAGTAAGTGTTTTCTGCCGAATGCTTTCCGGTTTGAAACGGCTACCACAAAGGGCTCCTTCGCCGTTGCAGAGGTGGACATCACCGATGACATGGTGCGGGTACAAGCAAATAAGAGCAACATCGCCAGTAATTTCAATGCGGCCAACTCTATGACCGGTGGAACTATTTGGGCCGCAAGTGGGATCACATTTAACATTTTCAAGGATGCCGAGGGCCACGGCGCAATCAAAGCCCTGTCCTTTCCGACCAACGGCAAGACGATCGGAGCGGGCACTCAGATCGAGATATTGGGGGTGGCAAAGTGATGAACATTGAAACTGAAAGCCGAATTGCATTTCTAAAATCCGAACTGGCGGAAACAGACTACCTCTGCTTGAAATATACCGATGGAGCACTTTCTGAGGAGGAGTACGCACCAATCCGCCAAAAGCGAGCAGCATACCGGGCAGAAATCAACGCCCTGCAAGGTGGTGATAGCGATGTATAGCGCATTCGTCACGGCCGCCCTGACTGCTGCCGTGTCAACGGTTGTCGGCAGTGCCGTGTCCGCTGTGATTGCTTCATTGATTGCGAAGAAAAAGAGCAAGAAAGCAATGGACGAAGTAACCACAGCCCGGTACATAGCTATTGAAAACGGCTTGCAGTCAATTTTGCGCGCCGAGATCATTCGACAACACGACAAGCATACCGAGCGGAGATATTGCCCGCTGTATGCCAAGGAAGCCATGGTCAAGGTGTATGACGCCTACCATGCCCTGGGCGGCAATGGTATGATGACACGTTTTTATAATGAAATAATTTCGCTCCCGGAGGAGCCACAAAAGGAGGATTAACTATGAAAGTAACCGCAGGAACAATCGCAAGAACCGTCGTGTTGGCGGTATCTCTGCTGAATGTACTCTTGAACGCCTTTGGCAAGAACCCGCTTCCGTTCAGCGATGATGAAGTCTATACTGCTGTGTCAACGGTGGTAGCCGTGGCGGCTTCCCTGGTCGCATGGTGGAAGAACAACAGTTTTACAAAGGCCGCTTTGAAAGCAGATGAGACACTGGCGCTGGAACGGACGGAGACGGCAGAAAGCGAGGCGATCAGTCATGAGTAAGCTGTATTACTGCCGGCAGACCACCGAAAAATGCAAGTCTATCCGTTATCCCAGCAAATTCCACCCCTATAAATACGGCACTTCCGGATGTATCTATACCAGTGGCTGCGGGGTGTGCGCCAGTCTTATGGTCTTACACAACTTCGGCTTTACCAGCTTAAACACAGCCAACTGGACGCAAAAATGCTTACTGATGGGTGCTCGGTCCGCAGATGGCACCGATATGGATAAGGTGGCAGCGTTCATCGAGAGGCATTTCTCCATCGTAAGCAAGCGAGCCAAGTCTGTTGCTGATCTGAAAGCCCACCTGAAAGCCGGTGGCAAGGCCATTGTATGCGTCAGCGGTGGCGGCAAGCAGCTGTTCAGTAATGGAGGCCACTATGTGTATGTGGGCGGTCTGGACAAGAGCGGTAACCTGATCGTGCTCGACCCGTACTGGTATGATGGCAAGTTCACAATGACTGCCAATCGGCGCAAATACACCCGCGTGAAAAACGGCAGAGAAGTGTATGTACAGCCTACCGCCCTTGCGTCTGATATTAGTGGCATGTGGCTGTTTACCAACGCAAAGGGAGCAAAAACTGTATATGCAGAGAACGATGTGAACTACCGTAAGGCAACACCAAAAGCGCCTACCATAAAGCCGGGTACATATACCACCACAGCAGTTCGTGGTATTTATAATGGTGCGGGTGCTGCTGCCGGACGCAAGAAGGTCAAGGATCTGACCACGGACGGCCGGCGACACGCTACAAGCAGTAAACAGACCGCAGACGCTATGCTGCGCTCCGGCACAACCATCACCGTGCTGGAGACCAAGCTGCTCTCCACCGGCAACCTGTGGGCACGCTGCCCCTCCGGCTGGCTGTGTATCTGGGAAAAGGATATTGACCGTAAATTCATCAAGTAAAGCAGAAAGCCCACCGTTATCCGGTGGGCTTTTTGTGCTGTTCATGGATTAGTTATTGGCTTCCGGCAGATACTTGGCATCTTCCGGAAACAGTTGGTACACATCGACAATGGGCAATGTCAAGGGAGCGATCATTGCGCTGGACAAAGTATTAGAGATGGTCGCTCTCATGTACGGGAACAAGGTCTGCACACCCTGAAAGCGAAGAAAGCGCTCAATTTGTTCCTGGTCGTCTGTATCCAAATGCTGCAAATCAAAAATGGCTGTCATAGTGACGGATAAATCTATCGGAAAAGGATGTTCTTCGGTGTTCTCAAAAGAGATGGTTAATTTTGTGAAATAGTTGCTGCTGTTTTCAATATGGCCTGTCTGTCTGTTGATGTTTGGGCTAACATCAAAATTTCCATCCATGTCATGATTGATAATCTTTACTTCATTAGTGACGATTCTAAAATTTGCTAATTGGTTCATTGAATCTACCTTTCTGAAACTCAGCACGCCGATTGCCTGCTGAGTGATACATTAAATGGCACACTGAACAGTTTGTTCTTGGAAACGCGATATTGGCCATCATTTTTTCGTGCGCTATAGTTAGTATGAAGTCGTAAGGAATTGTTAATAGATAGCGATAAATTGAGCGCTTTTGCAACAGTTATCAGCGTGTCCAATCTTGGCATTGCTTGCATTTTTTCCATTCGTGCAATTGCCGATTGCGTAAGACCGCATTTCGCTGCCAGCTCTTTTTGGGTTAGCCCGCCATCTACGCGAGCAACAACCAATTGGCGGATGACAGATGAGCAATCCTCCATAACTTCAAGTTCTCGTCTGGTCTCGGGGCTCTCGTTTTTTAGTTCTTCCCAAAATTCATCGAAAGTCTTTTCCTTCATGGTTCTTCCTCCTTATGTAGTCATTGTATTCGTTCTCGGCTCTTTTAATCTCTTGAGAGGGCGTTTTTTGCGTTTTCTTTTCGAAAGCATGGAGTAATACAAACGCTCCGTCATCATCGCAAAAGAAAAAGAAAATGCGGTTGTTGCCAGGTCGTAATTCGAAAATTTTTGAGTTAGATCCTTTAATTTGCTTTATAGAATTGCGAATGTAACGGCTCATTTCAAACCCGTAGGTCTCTAAATATTTTTCATAATGCAGAATTCTGTTGACTTCGCTTTTCTTATTTTCGGTACACAAACGGTGTATGTGTTTTTCGATTGGGCAATTACCGCTTTTGGTGCGATAAAGAATTACCTCATACGCCAATATGATACCTCCAATCAGAAACATTATACAGAATTATAGCAAATATGCTATTGCAATAAGAAGAATAGCACGGAAAAGGTAAGTTGTCAAGAAAAAATAGACATTGTCTGAGGTATTGACGATTAACTACATATTTAAATGAATATCGTAGTGGATGTTATTAAGTTTACTTCTCTAATCAACTGTATTTTTCGACAAAATATTAGTGAAAGGTATTGACAATTATTATCTCCTTGTAGTATGACAAAAAGCAAAGGAGAAATGAAGACTGATTGTGGAAGATACCAAGGATTTGGTTGAAGCTGCGGACTATGTGATCATCGAAGCTGTTTTAGTTGATGATGGATTGCGTTACAAGCAACTGTCCGTCGGTATTAAGAATTCGAACGGTGACATTATCTGTATTGTGCCAATTTCAACAACGATGTAAAAAGCGCCGGGTGGTGACTAACCGCCTGGCCTTCTTGTCTTATTTCTGTCTTATTTTAATAAATATTTGTTTCCACTAAAGGAAAGTTTACCGATTGGAAATCGTGTAACATCTAAACGGGTGTTCGAGGGTTCGAATCCCTTGCTCTCCGCCAAAAAAGCCCCGAATGGCGCGTGATTACGCGAAATTCGGGGCTTTCTTTAGTTAAACGCCGGTATGGTGAAATACTGGAAAAGTACAAGGCGCTCCGTGCAGAGCAAGATCAAGATCAATAATCCACAGAAAGCAGAGCTGCAGATTGCAGCCCTGCTCTTTTTATGCCCATTTTCAGGCTATGCCTGTGGGAATATATCATTTAACGAACCGGCAGCATACGGTTTGGGAAAGGAGTCAGCAATGACAAAACACAATGCCGAGATGGAAAACAGCAGAGAACAGAGCCAAGTGTGCGCACGCTTGCCGCTGCAAATCCAGTTGTTTGCCGAAGAATCTGGCGAAGCAGGAGCAGATACCGACACAGAGGGGGCAGCGGGCAGCATCGGCGCCGGTCTCTGTGATTGCCGCTATGGTGAAAAGAGAGCCGACTGCATTTTGGTTCTTGCAAAGCGTTCATTTCCGTTGCCCGGATGATTGTTTGAAAACCGGGCTTTTCTGTTTGTCAGAGTATAAAATATTGTCGCTCCGTTGTGTGATGACGGATTTTGGCTGAAAATTGCATTATTTTCAAAAAAGTTAGTGGTCAGTATTGACAAATATTACTCTTTTGTAGCATAATAGCTGAGAGGAGGAGTGAAAATGGTAATAGAAGAGACGCGGGATTTAGCCGAAACTGCGGATTGTGTAGTGATCGAAGCCATTTTAGTGGATGACGGATTGCGTTACAAACAGCTTTCCGTCGGCATCAAAGACGAAAGCGGCGACATTATTCGTATTGTCCCTATTTCAACCGTTCTGATCTAGCAAAGAAGCCGAGCAGTGTGGAACTGCTCGGCTTTCTTTTTGCAAAAAGATCTTTGGAATAGATGATTTAAGAAAACTTGAACACTGTATAGATGCGTTGCGGATCATACCGGGCAAGGGGTGAGCGTTTCGGGATTGGTACAGACAAAAGTTTACAAAAAGCAAATTCATGCTGTGGATTTGTAATTTTTGTTAAAAAAGCAATTTCGATTATGGCACTTTAGTGTGCAATTATTTTGACATTTTCTTGTGCCCGAAAAACAGGACACGACTTCCGATATTCTTGTGTTGCAAGCGAAAGGAATGCGGTGATGATTGTATTCCGGACAACACAATTTGATACAATGGAGGAAACGGTATGAACGAATTTGATCGGGTAATCGGCTATGACACAATTAAAAACGAGTTGATGCAAATTGTAGATATGGTGCACAACAAAGAGCGATATGAAGCGCTGGGCGCCAGAATGCCCAGTGGTGTGTTGTTGTACGGGGAACCGGGACTGGGCAAAACGCTGCTGGCTAAGTGTTTTATGCAGGCCAGTGGGCTGACCGCCTATACCTTGACCAATAACAAAGGCGGTGACGCGTTCGTAAATGAAATCACGGCCACTTTTGAAAAGGCCAAGGCCAATGCGCCGTCCGTGATCTTCTTAGACGATATGGACAAGTTTGCCAACGACGACGAGCGGCATTGCGACGCAAAAGAATATGTTGCCGTTCAGGCGGGCATTGACAGTGTAAAGGGTTGTGATGTTTTTGTGATCGCCACAACCAATGCTCTTAGAAAGCTGCCTGATTCGCTGATTCGTTCCGGTAGATTTGACAGAACGATTGTCATTAAAGCACCGACACAGGAGGATGCGGCAAAGATTATTAAGCATTATATGAAAAACAAAAACATTTCACCGAATGTTGATTTTGATGATCTGTGCAAAATGATGTCCTATCACTCTTGCGCAGATCTGGAAACCGTGCTGAATGAAGCGGCAATTTGCGCTGCTTATAACGGAAAAAACACGATTGAAATGGAAGAACTGGTGGACGCGGTTTTACGAATTCAATATAATGCGCCGGACGATTGTCTGTTGAAAGATAAGGACGAAGTAAAAAAGATTGCGCTGCATGAAGCGGGACATTTGGTTGTAAGTGAGCTGGTTCGCCCCGGAAGTGTTGGCCTGGCATCTGTGCGCACAAAAGGTCGAAACAGTATGGGCGGCTTTGTACACCGGTGCGCTGAATTGGACGGAAGATCTGATGTGATTGTGTGCTCCCTAGCCGGAAAAGTCACCACAGAAATGTACTATCCGGAGTCCTGTGCAAGTGGATGTGAGTCGGATCTGAATAGCGCCATTCAATCCATTCGCGACGGTTTAACAGAGTCGGGCACAAGCGGTGTATCGTTTCTGGAATATGAGCACTTTGGGTACGAATTATCCGACAGAGCTTATGATAACAGAGAGGCCGTGGTGCATGCAGAACTGGAGCGGTATTTGCGTAAGACCAGAAATCTGCTGATCCAAAATCGGGAATTCCTGGAGAAGATCACAGACGCTCTTGTGCAAAAAGAAACGCTCTTGTGCTCTGATATTCAAAAGATTAGAGAAAGCGTAACTGTTACGGAATTTGTAGCGTAGGTGAAACGAATAAGGCATATATTTGGCGGTATTGAAAAATGCTGTAATTGTGATACAATATAAAAAGAAATCTGCAAAGAGGAGAACTCATATGCAAGAAAATGAAAAAATAAACAAAATAGTGAGCTTTTTGGTTGACAATTATGATTTGGAAAGTTTTGAACTGCCAAGTGAGTATGATTATTCCTGCTTGCCGTTGTGCATACTGGATGCGGTCTTTTCTATTGGTGTAAAGTATAAATCAGTAGAAAATGTGATTTCTAGATTTTGCGCTAAAACAGGGGTACTGAAATACCGGGATCCGTCCACGGAGGAATATACTGTTTCTGCATTTTGTGACTATATTGATACAACAGGCGTTGAGGCGTTTGAAAATGACATCCTTGAAAACCACCAACGAACTTCATCAAAAAATGGTATCTCGAAGGCAGAAGCGGTTTGGCAAGTGGCAGAATTACTGCGGAAAAACCGAATTGATACAAAAGCTGATTTTAATACGAAAATGAATTCGGAATTAGAAAAACAATACAAGGAAATACAAGGGCAATCAAGTGGGATTTCACTTAATTATTTGAAGATGTTGGCCGGAAGTGATGATCTGGTTAAACCGGACAGACATATTATGAAGTTTTTAACAGATGAGTGTGGTTTTGAAAATTTCAAACCCTGTCAGGCTCAACCAATTATTGACAAGGTTACCAAGATATTGAAAAGCGAGTTTTCAAATATCAGTCAGCGCAAAGTCGATTACATGATTTGGAATTATATGAGTGCCAATTAAAAATCACCCCTACACCTATTCGTAGATGTAGGGGTGATTCTATTTTTCCAGTGCTTCATAAATCTTGTTAAATACCAGCTGGTTGGGATAGTAGCGGTAATCTCGAAAAATGTCTATACCGCGTTTTTCATAGTGTTCTAAGATGGCGGCGGCGCAAGCGGCAGAACGGCTTTGACCGTAATTGCACTGGCAGATGATGGCGTCGCCCTTGTTTACTGCCTCTTTAACAAACGCGGCAATGGCGTCCGCCTCCGGCAAGTAGGTGTCATAGGTCAAGCCGTAATCCGGCAGGATTTCTTTATCAATATCAAATACGGCCACCTGCAGCAGCATATCGGGCTTGCCTTTGTAATCCACCGGTCCTTGGTTGTCGCTGCGGATCCCGGGCGGATCGTAAAAACTGATCACGGCCGTATGGGGCGGAAACTCCGCTTGAATACGCTTTTCAATTTCTTTTCTGGAATAAATCTGAACGTCCATTTTGGGCTCCTTTCTTTTGTTGCTTTTATTATAGCAGATGCTGTGATAGGAAATAAGTCCATGTCCTGATTTTTGCGCACCGTGTATTATACAATTTTTCTGCAAGCGAGAGGAAGCGGAGAAAATCCGAATTGCTTGCCAATTGCAGTGATCAGGAGTAGATGCAAATTTTAAAATCTTTGAACGACTTTGCTTTTAAAAATCATATTTGTATTCTTGCTGCGTTGCAGCCGTATAGGGACGCACGATGTGGTTCCAATGTGTTTAATTCAATGTGTTATGTTCAGCATGAAATTTTAGCAAGAGCGGTGCCGAACCGGGCAATTTATCGGGTCGATTATTCGGATGATTACAGCCGAGCCGAGATATACTGGTGGAACAGTTCCACATACGCACCGCGACGGCTTTCTATCAAAATGCCTGAGAACATTTATTACCGAAATATGGAGTAAGCGGGCGTACCGAGTAAGACAGAGGTGACTTTACAATCTCTTATGCACGAAAAAAGTCGCATATTCTATTGCATAATGTAGGCATACGGTATAAAATGAGTGTGAGGTGAACGGT